CTGACCCATACAGACTGGTGGTGGGTTCGCCGCTGCTGACTTGCCGCGGGGCCTTGGCGCTAACGCCGTGGCGTGATTTGATCTTGACTTCATCCGGTTTATTCAACACAGACTGAGTGACCTCGCTAGCGCCTGATAGTAGCAGGCGCGTCTCATGGTGTTCGGTGAGCGGGGCACGGACGGTGGCGTCCATAGTCTTGAAGTCATTTTCAATGATGATGACGATGCCAGGATTGCCAGACGTGTAATCATCCACGATTTGGGCGACGCGTTCAGCCGACATACCGCGCGTGTACACGATTGGGGGTTTGTCCCATAATGTGCACAACTTGTCGGTGTAGTCAGCGACGTAAGGCCCCGCGATGGCGGTGATGCCATCGTGAAACGCGGTGATCATGCGTGGCCGGGTTTTGGCCTCGCCGTCTTGGTCAATCTTAAGGCTTTTCTCAATCTTAACGAAAGCACGGCCCGTGGTTGGGGGCTTGGTGCCTGCTAACACCTCGGCGCGGGCAGCGGTGAGCTGAGCTCGCCTAGGTGCGGGGTATTTGCGCACCCACGCTTCGAAACAGGCGTCGCTGTCGTCAGCGACGATATCGTCTAGCAACGTGAAGGGATGTTCGTGCTCAACGAAGTCGTTGTACGCGGCTAAAACGTTGGGATCGGGTTCGACCGTTTCAACTAGGATGCGGTTCGTAATTCCTGAAATTTCAGCTGCTTGGGTTGGCTCGACAGCGGTTGGTACGTACACGTCGCTAAGGATGCCTGCGGCGATGGTTCGTGTGGTGGCGTTTAGGTGAGAAGTTGGTTGTTTGGGTGGGTGTGGGTCTGGTTTGATCCGCAGCTGGTACGGCTGTTGGCCGCGGGATAGTCCGGGAGTGTGAGGCACAGGTAGCGGGTCTGCTATCGCTCCTGTGCCGGCGAAGTTCCTCTCGCTAGGAGGAATATGTGTGGGTAGCTCGACTGGGTGGGCTGTTCGTGCGTAGCGTAAGCTAGCGAGCCAGTCGTTCTGGGAAGACCCATGCACACGCTCGTAATAGCATTTCGCACTCGTCACGATCGCTGCCAGCAGTATTAAGGCTACGATCGCGGCGGTGCTCACGGCACCGTCTGGGGTAGGATCGAATCTCCTAGCCCAAAGGGCGCCAAGGGTCCCCGCGAGGAGACCCAGCAGAACAAGGAAGTAACACCAAAACCCGTAGATACGGACGGGCGTGAGGGAGATTAGGGCAGCGTGTGCTCTATACCAGAATCGGTAGACCTGGACGCTCTCCGACACTATGGAGACTTC